CGCTTGGTCTCCCGCATTTCATAGCCCAATAGCTTTCCCGTCATAGCCTCATAAACTGGAAAGCTTTCTGTTGTTACCTCGTCATATCTATAACCCTGCGTACGCTTGAATAGAGCATTCTCTACCAGCACATCCGCAACCTCTTTATTCCTTTTCAAGGCCTCACGCAATTCAGGATATTTATGCTTATACACATTAAATGTCTGTTCGCTAATACCCAAATTATGGCATATATCTTTTTCTATGAGTCCATCCCGACACCAGGCTTCTACGAGCAGTAACTTACTTTCTACATCTGGCCATTTGCTTACTGCCATATGATCTCAACTCCTAACCTAGATATACACCTTTATTCGAGCGCATCATTCTATCTATATTTTCAAACTTTTCGAGGGTCATGTTCCTTTTAATTAATATCAAATGGTCCATGCACTGAACCCCGCCCCACTGATAACAGTTAGGGCAATTGGGCTTTGCCGTCTTATCTCTTGGCTTATAATCGTTGCACTTGGGATTGTCCAATACAATCACCTCGCTTATATTTGGGTACAGAAAAAGGCACCTCCGACTGGAAGCGCCTTTCGTGTTTGTAATTTAAAATAGGGCATGCCCTACGAGGGAATTATATCACTATTAGGCTACAAAAGTAAACACATTTTGTTACATTCCTAGAATTTTCATATACTCGGGTATTTTCCTCTGTGGTTTCTTGGGACTTTTACTCTTTGAGCCTCCGCCTGGTACAAACGCGCCTTGCATTGCCTTGTATGGATCCGTTACCGTATGAAGGTTAGGTGTTGGATACCTCCTGATCTCCGCCCAGCGTTCACTCTCGTTCATGCGGGAAAACTCATCGGACCAAGTACCCCTGATCTTAGCGACTGATTCCACGACCTGGGCGTTGATAACCTGTGTTGATATTTCAGCCGCCTTGATGACAACTTCAAGATCTGACATGCATTTATCAAGATCGTAGCATAGTTTACAGTCTGTCCAGCCATGTGGGCATTGGCGACGTTGATCCGGATATTTCATGGAATTTCACCTTCTTTTTAGAATTATACTTCCGCATATACTCCCTCCGCGCTCCTCTACCTGGCATCACACTATGTTTCTTCTTTCCGCACATAATGCATCGAGTGGAACTGCCCATCGTCTCCCATTCACATTCATGATTCATGTTCGCCACACTCAACTCTCAGCCCGAAGTATTTTACTAACAAAGTCATGGGCTTTATCCCTGAGTTCCTCAAGTGACCCGCTGTTGTTTATGAAATACTCATAAGGAAAATCTAGAACATTGCCATCTGACGCATTGCTTTTTATAATCTCCACGTTGTCGTTTAAGACTAAAAGGGTGATGCATCCCAGTTTTTCAAAGCGTTTTATTTCCACCGGTTCTCTCGAATGGAAAAACATAAGCTTATGAAAAGTATCCTGCTGAAACCATTCGATTTGTTCAGTGATATAGCAGTATGGATGATCAGAATATAACACCGAAAGGCTCTTTATGTCCGATAGGAACTTGCGATCCCTGTCAGTTTTAGCACCATCCCACCCTAGGAGTTGTGCAGCCTCTTTGACCCTATCCACAGTGGAAACATTGTAACAAGGCACTAACTCATTACAGAATTCGATAAAAGAATCTTTGCCACATCCCCCAGTACCATTGATGAGAATAACCGGTTTCTTTTGCATTGTTCACACCTTCTCGCCGCACAATGGTAAAAATGATAACTTTTCTAACAACTTCCCCCTAGTTAGAAACCTCCCACAGCTTCTATTCCCCTCTGGGCACCAAAGTAGATACTCGCATTGCGGAACAAGTTTACTTTCCAATTTTGGTACTATGGAAACTACCTCATTTTTCATCAGACGCGCTAACTGCTGATTGAAATGCTGTGCCCTTACGCATTGTCTCTTATGCTGAAAGTGAATGAATGCTTCAATGGTGAACGCGATAACAAGGGACGTGTTTGTCGCACGCGGAAGGATATAATTTGCGTCTTCTACGGCTTGTTTTTTAGGTATACCGTCCCTGATTAATATTTTTTTAATTTCGCTCCTAGCAGCATCAATATCACCCATTATTCCAACGTACCAATCGAGAGCTTCGTTGTTACCTGCAATCGATCGAGGTATTGTATACTCGAAATTATCCATATCCACATACCGAAATGACTTTAAGTTCTTCACGATTCCGGCAGGGTTCTCGTCGTATGTGTGTTCACCCTGTTCATATCGAACTCCTATTTCGTGGCGCATCGCTTGCTCAGCTATTCCGCGATCGATGCCCTCAATCTTGAATTTGATATACTCTGTTCTGCTCCCTGAGAAATGACCATCCTCAAAGCATGTATTCCCTACTTTTTCGGCGTATTCCGATGGCGTGTTGTAGCACGTGGCCGCGAACTCTCCCCAAACATTGAATATATTTTTAACTTGATCAGGATTCAATAAAGTTACTTTCACAGGCAGTTCCTCCTCAAATTTATTTAACCGCACGGACTCCACGCGCATACTGGACAGATCACGCAGCCGCCTTCGTTTCTCATGGGATTGCCACATTCGGGGCAAGAGTTTGATTCACTCATTTCTCCACCAAATACCCTTTCTCTCTTAGCTTCGCGTTATGCCCCGCCATGATATCGTCCAGATCAAGCCCTGCCTCGTCAGCTATTACATGCATCTGTGTTACTGCCGATTGGGCAACGTCCGCTAGTTCCTCGATTAGCCTCCTTGGAGATGAGAAGGTATCGTGTGTTTCTCCACTGGCTTTCATGCCCTTTCCTGTGAGTTGGAGGTATTCTCCTATCTCTTCGAAAAGCTTGTCCCTGCATGACGTGAATGTTGGATTTAAACCATTTAATCTGTGAAATGAGATAGGTTTATGTTCCCATTTATCAATCCAATGGCAATGGCAATCGAAGCATATGACAGGTACAGTCCTTTTGATTTTTTTATGTTTGCAGTTATCACAACTTTTACCCATTTTCTTCTTCACCTCTTACTTTCTCAATTCTTGCTTTCACTGCGTCCATCAATGCATCTTGCCCCGCGGCTTTTTGCGCTATGGCCTCCACCACGTCCTCATCGATGGTACCTTCTGCCACAAGTCGCATGACCACGATACGCCGTGTTTGCCCTTGCCGATGTACCCGGGCGTTTGCTTGCTGGTCCTCCTCCAACGACCATGTCTGATCAAACCACACAACTGTCTGACAACTCGACTCTTGGAGATTTAGTCCGTGGCCGGCACTCTTCGGATGTAACAACAGCAGTGGGATTTTATCGTTGTTCCAGTCCGCTATATCTTGACTTCCATCTTTCCCCTTTCGCAATATCTGCGATTTTGGGAAACGTTCTTGGATTCGGGATAACGAATGCTTGAAGTTATAAAACACCATAACTGGCTTCCCGTTTGCCGCCTCGATGATATCCTCCAATGCGTCCAGCTTGGCATCGTGGATCTGCTTGACGCCTCTTTCCTCATCATAAACCGCTCCGGATGCCATCTGCAGCAGTTTGTTTGACAGCACTGCTGCAGTTATGGCCACAACATCCGCGTCCATGTACGGCAGTAACATATCTTTCTCCAGCTTTTTATATAGCTCCCGTGTTGGCTCAGATAGTTTGATTGGGACAACACGGTCAATACGTTCAGGCAACTCCAGCCAATCTTCGGACTTCATCGACACCGCGATATCTGATATGGCGTCGTAAATCCGTTGCTCTGCCTCCTGCTTTTCCTTCCACTCGTAAACCACATGGCCACTTCTGGCTCCTGGTGTGAAATACCTATCTCTGTAACTCGTGATCGTCTTACCAAGACGTTGGCCCTGATCTAGTAAGTAGATCTCTGGCCATAAGTCCATCAAGCCATTAGGCGCTGGTGTGCCGGTTAATCCGATCACTCGTTTCATCATCGGCCGCACTCGTCTCAACGCTCGGAATCGCTTAGACTGGCCATTCTTGAAACTAGAAAGCTCATCGATCACGACGGTGTCAAAGTCCCACGCCGTGCCCAGCTCACCTACGAGCCACTCGACGTTCTCTCGATTGATCACCCATATGTCGGCATCGGCCTTCAGGGCTTTTCTTCTTGCCGCTGCAGATCCCAACACTTTGCTGATCCGCAGATGCTTTAAGTGGTCCCATTTCTCTGTCTCTCTGGCCCATGTGTCATCTGCTACCCGCAGGGGGGCGATGACCAGGACTCTGTTTGCGTCATAGTAATCGTTCAGCAATAGATCGATAGCGGTTAGAGTGCTTACAGTTTTTCCAAGACCCATTTCTAACAAGAGGGCTATATATGGCGTGTCCAGTATTCGTTGGGTGGCGTAATCCTGGTATTGATGCGCCTTATACTTCACTCGATGCTCACCTCAGTTATGAATCGGTCAATGTCTTCGTTGGAATCGATCTTGTAAACTCGATGTCCTAAGTTCCTCAGGATCTTCGCCCACCTCACCTGTAAGGGCTCCAATGGTTTGCCCGGTGCTTTCATCTCGACATATATCGTTCGTCCACCTGGCAGAATGACTAATCGATCCGGCACTCCACGAGTCCCAGGTGATACCCACTTCGGAGCTTTGCCACCGATCCGCTTAACCTCTTTGACCAATCGGCTTTCTAGTTCTGCTTCTCGCACGTAATCACCTCTCAAAATGTTGTTGCCGTTGCATCACGTACACGCGTATGCGCTCAAATGTGTGTTAGCATAGGGCGCATACAAATACGTGTTTACCTACTCCTATGCTAACTAGTAATTATCTTTAATAGAGATTTCACTGCAACATTAGCAACAATCTACCCTAAACCCTTGGTATGACTCGGTTTGAGGTGTTGCAGTAAACTAGTCTTTATCTGCAACATCATGGCAACATAGGCAACAGAAAGTGTTGCAGTTGTTGCAGTGATGTTGCAGTGATGTTGCAGTCATACTGCAACACCCTTATCAAACACATTTTGGACGCCATATCCCGGCATACGCGCTTTCCCTTTTCGTTCTATCCACCCTGGTATGCGACGCAGAAGATCACAAATCTCGCGTGCCTCCCATGGTCTCATTGATCCTGTCCTATTATGCAAACACTCAGACCATACCTGAGATGCGCAAACCCTATCTCGTAGCTGTTTTCCGTCTGACTCTTCCCCCCACTCATCCTCTATCGGAGACTCAAGCCACTCCTGAATAAGTCCAACACGTGGATCGTCTTCCATGTGCAATCCTTGGATACGCGCAGCTTGCTTCTCGATCTCTGGAGACAAGGTAAGGCTTTCACCTTTACGATAGGCTTGCAAAACCTCTGCCCATATTTGTGTGATCTCGTACTCAGAAAGATCTATGAATATGCTCTTGATCCGTTTAGCCGGATCGATCGTCACGGGCCAGAATCGACGGTTGCCTGTCGGGTCCTTTAAGAAATTACAGTTATTCGTCGTTCCGAAGAAAACACATTTCCTTGGAAAATCTGTGACGACACGGTCATATGCTACTCGGTATTTGTCCGCCCTCTTAGTGATAAACTGCTTGATCTCGTCCACTTCAGTCTTGGTCATTCCGGCTAACTCGCCAAATTCAAATATCCACGCACTTTGCAAATGCTCCCCAGCATCTTTAGAATCAAAGGTTTTAAGAGAATCACTGAACCAGTTCCTAGCCATCATTTGTATGATCGTGCTTTTACCGGCGCCTTGCGGGCCAACCAGCACCAGCATATAGTCAAACTTGCATCCTGGCTCATAAAGTCTTTTGACCGCCGCGATGAACATCTTTCGTGTTACTTGCTTTACATAATCCGAATCCTCGGCTCCTAAATAGTCAATGAATAGGCGATCGATGCGCGGGGATCCGTCCCACTTCTGCGCTTCTAAGTACTCAATAATCGGATGAAACCTGTTAACGTGTGCCACCTCAGTGAAAGCATTCTGAATGATATTGCCAGATTTGATCTCGTACTTCTTACCGAACCAGTGCTGAAGCCTCTTGTCATCCGCCCCTAACCAGGGCTCATAATCTTCATATTGTCGTTCACGGTCACGCCAGGGTAATGCCTTACGAATGACCTCGGTATTGCCGAAAGCGTCATACGCAAGTACTCCGACCCACATTCCGTTAGATAGAATAAGCTCCACGTTTCGAGAGGTCGATAGAGGAAACCCGCTCCGATCATTCATCCTTAATTGGTCGATCCAGTCAACATCGGGCGGTTCTTCCTCTGCCTCCGTTCCCGCGAAGTCCTCCGACAACTCAGATAATCTCTCACGCTTCACTTTGCCATCTTGCGTGGCGAACGCGACCATGGCCGTATGGCTTGGTAGCTTGTCAATATTGGTCTTCTCACTCGCCCGATCGTCTAGTTTACCGAACTTGTGCAGTCGTACTAAGTCAAAAGCGTTAACCTCTCTGCCACCACATGGATCGCTCTCGTGATGAGAGTATGCGAACATGTCCTCGTCATACACGACCAACCCGCCGAAGCTACTGGAGCCAACGTGCGTATACCGTGTCAAACTGTCGTCCACCGACTCATAGGTATCCGGAAGAAAGAACGCGATGGCCTCGCTAATGGAGTAGCAGCGGCAAAAGGCCCCCACTACCCCCTGTTTGGCTTTTGGGTCTTCCATCCGCTTGGACGTTTGTCGTTGCACCTTATCATCAACATGTCGAGGCCACTGGAGCGGGTCCCGCCAATCGTCGTACTCTGCGAGAATGCTGTCCACATTTAGCGGATCGCCCCCGTAAACCTCAAGCATCGGATCCGCGTCTTTGCTACAACTCGGTAGGTACATCAGCCGGTGAACGTCGAACGTCGTTTTGTCGAAATACTCCATGCTGATCTGCTCCGCCAGCTTACGACTAATCGCTGCATACGCGTCAGGGCTTATAGCCCGATCAGTGGGTATTACTAGCCTGTATTTAGGCTTGTCCGATCGATGGCTGTGCGTGGAGTAGATTACATAGGCCGTCCCGCCTAGCACGAGCTCAGCGGCAAATAGGAAGTCCCCTGTTGCGTGATCCACGTCCAGGGTAATCAGACAACGTGTATCAATGTTCTCCTTTTTCCGGCGCCCTCCCCGCACAAGTCCGCCAACGAATGCCGGACCGTCTTTGAGCTTTCCCCGGGCGATATTATTCATTTTGTCATAATCGGCCATCGTCTCAGACGTGCGCCTGACCTTGCGCAACTTGTTAACGAACTCGTCCCAGTTTAAGTACTCGGGCTTCCAGTTCGTGTCGGCCCGATGCTTGCCGAAACTTATATCGAGTGTTTCCATAGGTTCTCACCTCTCATGCCAGCAGATCGTCAAACTCGATCTCCTGCAAACGGTCTTGTATCCGTTGAAGGGTTTTCATTAACACCATCTTTTCATTGGGTGTCTCTTTTTTCTCTACCTCAGTAATGTCATCACCTGTTAGTAGGACCAGATCACGTCGAATGGGGTTAGACATTCGCCCTAAACGAACAGATTGTCTTTTTATTGCCTGTTCAATTCGGTTGCGTACTGTTCTGGCGTTTCCGAAATTAAGCTGAAGTCTCTCTAGTTGTAGTTGCCGGCCTAAGCCCTGACGAAATTCAGCAGTCATCCTGTAATCGCGTTCGGAACACATGAGTTCTGCAATGAGGACAAGGTCCTTCGTATCGTAGTCCGGGAAGTGAATGATATTTGAAAAGCGTGATCGAAGCCCCGGATTGCAATCAAGAAATTCGTCCATCTCTTTTGGGTACCCAGCCACGATGACTACTACACTATCCCGCATATCCTCCAACATCTGGACAATGGCGCCCACTGTTTTTTCACTCGTCTTAGATTCCGATGTTCCCAAAAGAGTGTAAGCCTCGTCGATAAATAGAACTCCGCCCCTTGCCTCTTGAAACTTTTTCCTTATAGCGTTTTCTTCTTCACCAACGTACTTACTTGCGATATCTGCATGATGCACTTCGACAAATGGCGGATTGTCGGTATTTGATTTTAATAGACCCAGTGCGGCAAATGCTTGTCCGATTAACCTGGCTGCTGTCGATTTGCCTGTCCCTGGGTTGCCGGTGAAAACCATATGATTGGAATGCGGTTCAGCTTTTAACCCATTTCGCTCTCGAAGTTTAGATACCCGAGCGAACGATGTCATTTGTTCGATCTGATCTTTTACACTGGACATTCCAGGCATTGCCCCGAGTTGATCCAATGCCTTTTTCGCTTTGATGTTCACCCGGGGTTCCCCCCCCCCATTACTACCCATTCCAAATCACTCCTTACGTCATCATGTCGTCAAACTCTTTCTGCGCCAGCAGACTGTCGGATGCTTCCTGCGTTGCCATCTTCAGATTGTTGACGGCTATCCTGAAATAACTATCTTTGAGTTCCACTCCAACAAACCTTCGTCCCATCTTGATCGCCTGATATCCTTCACTACCGATACCAGCAAACGGCGAGAACACAATGTCATTTGGATTCGACCAAAGCTCCACGGCTCTTGCTATCACGTCAAGCTGTAAAGGGCAGATGTGTCGCTCATCCTTTTCTTCACGGGCTGACCGATACTGGAGCGTGTTGCTCTGCCGGATGTCCATCCATACTGGAGACGCATATTTCCGCCACACCTGATGCGAATATACGGTCTCGCCCCCTGGCTCATTTTCACCAAAAAACCTAACCATTCCGTCTGGATGAACAATGGGTTCTGGATTATCTCCAGGCTTTCGCATTGTTAGAATATAGTCGGGTAATCCTTGGCGACACATTGATGAATCCTTCATCAGCTGCTTATGCATAAGCCCTAAAGCTTTTGTACGAGTTGCCTCAACGAGTGGATCTTTCCAGATCACCACTTTGGAATGCCAGATAAATCCTTCATCCTCGAAAGCCTGTCTGAGTTGAGCAGGAAAATCCTTGATCCCGATGTAGCCATCCCGTGACTTCATAGCAGGAATATCCATACAGTGGAAGGTTACTAAACGTCCGGGAATCGTTATTCTGAAGAGCTCCCGAATCATGAATTTGAAGTGTTCAAAGAACTCATCATTGCTCTGGCAGTTACCCATGTCCCGGTCACTATTAGAGTAGGTATATAAGGAAGCGAATGGCGGAGAGAAGACGCTGTAATGAATACTGTTATCGGGAAGTCCTCTAGCTACCTCCACGCAATCCCCATTGTAAAGAGCAAACTCATTTTCAATAACTTGGTCGATCGTGTTAACTTGCAATTGTCTCACTCCTCAGCCACAGTGGTATCCTAAGAGGGATTTCTGCGGCGTATTCTGTAGAGTCACGTTCAGATGATCGGATAGATTCGGATGTAATATCCTTTGTATATTTGACCATTTCAGAGACCATCTTCTGAAAATCGGCTTCTTTTCGTTTGATATTCTCAGCCGTTGCCCCTTCTCGACTGGATGTAATCATCGTGACATTCACTGGCCTTGTCTGTCCGAATCGGTAGCAGCGCCGAACAGCCTGGAATACTTTTTCGAAGCTATCTGACAGTCCGACAAAAGCCATATCAGCGCAATGTTGCCAGTTCATGCCGAATCCGGCTATTGAGGGTTTCGTGACTAATACTCTGATCTTTCCAGCCGCGAAGTCGAGCAAAGCTTTTTCCTTGTGCGCAGCCTTATCTCCGCCCTTGACCTCTACAGCGCCAAGTATTGATTTAGTTAGCATTTCCGACTCAACATTCAGATCACACCAAACGAGGAATGACTGGTCCGATGCGTTAACGATCTCGGCACAGGCCGCTACTCGTTCCCCAGCTGTCTCCCGTCTTGCCTTCTGCCGCTCGGATAGTGTCTTGGCCATCTCGCCTTCCACCTCAATTACTTGGTCTATGATCGTGAGTGGTGGCAGGATGTAACCATCATCCGGGTATCCTAGATCAGAAGGCTTGTCCAGAACAACGCCCCAATTTGCTACCCATTTCCAGAACGTGTCCTCTGCATGACCTTTTAGCCGCCATTTCTGCGTCTCTCCACCGTCGTGGACGAAATACATGGACAACATCTCTGATCGGCCCATGATTCCTAAAAACTCGGCGTGGTTTCCGATCTCCATATAATCATTCGGTGCTGGCGTCGCGGTGCAAGCGAGTCGATATGGCGTAAAGGCAAAGGACTCAATCAGATCTGTTCGAATTTTACCTGTGAACGATTTGAGGATGGATGATTCATCCAGGACAACTCCATCGAATAGCATCGGCTCAAAATGATGGAGCATCTCGTAGTTAGCTATATTGAGTCCGGGGAGAACATCATCTTGACTGCGGCACATTGTAATTTTATAACCAAGTATTTCTCCCTCACGAATTGTCTGGGCTGCCACAGCAAGCGGAGCTAGTATAAGGACGTCTCCACCTGACATACGATGGACGTTCATTGCCCATTCGATCTGGATCCTCGTCTTGCCAAGGCCTGTCCCGGCGAACACCGCTGCTCTTCCACGTCGTAATGCCCATCGGGTAATGTCTTTCTGGAAATCGAACAGACTACCATGGAGTGATTCACGATCAACCAAAAATCCAGAAGGCGGCATTATTGCGCGTTTGTTGTCTATGAAAGAATCGTACTCTTGCAATATCATCAAACCGCATCCTTTAGATCAATTATCGGTAACCCTACGAGTAATTCTGCTTGATACGCGGGTATAAATAATTCTACGCCCCCGCTTTGGCCATGCTTTGTATATCTGATAACCAAGGATGCTCCCTCGATTTGAAAAGTACGATTCCAAAATCCATTCTTATCAAGCGAGTGTACAAACTTATTTAAAATATCGTAATCCGCGAATACCGACATACCATCAAGGGTTATGATCACTGGATGGCCCACGATTGGTCGAGTCTTTTCGAGTCCTTGTTTAAGTGATCTAAGTTTTAGGTCCACCGAGCCATTGGGACTATAATCCTTATATTTTTTAATCTCGCATGACAATTTCTTGCGTCGCCCCTTGATGGTTATATTGGCTGCGTCTTTGGACTTCTTTATCCGTTCGATCTCCTCGTCCGTTAGCTTTCTCAGGAACATCTGATTCACCGCCTTGCGCTTTAGTTAGAGCGCTACGAAGCGCTAACTCTGTTTCGCCATAAATACTATGCTGGTGTAATAAATTGAGAGCCTTCATACACGCTTCATACATATCAGGCGCGGCAGAGATCAATTGAGCATTCGCTTCAGCTTCCCTAGCTTGTTTATTAGCCGGATAGTCAACTCCCTCATCTTCCTCTACCCAACACCCATGGTTATAACTAATCTCGTGTTGAGGTTCAAAACTACCCCTGTCTTCAATAGCCGTGCTCATACGTATCGTATGTTCTCCATACTCCTCGTCATATACCACTTCCCAAGGACCTGGTGTATGGTTACTCATTTATTTCCCCTCCATAATTTGATTTAGATTCTACAGCCCATATTAAATTCGGCGATAAATCTGATTCTCTAACCGGATAGTGTCCCTTCGTAATTCGTGCATCTTGGCCTTTAATTCAGACGTTACCGCGCCGCCCCACGGGTGTAGATCTTCTCCTGATTCAATGATTTCGATAACCCTTTTGCATTCGAGAACGACTAATTGTTTAGTATCATCAATGTTCATTTCTCCACCTCAATCTTTCTTATAAATTGACGGCAGCTCTTTCCTGAGTGCATAACTCTGGGAAATTAGATCTGGTAAGCTGCTCTGCAAAATCGGGCGGCACAGCGTTCCCGCAACGCGCAACTTGCGTGGCCTTGGAGAGCTTCTTTCCCTCGCTGTCATGATCGATAATGTAATCAGCTGGAAAGCCCGTAGCGTTGAATAGTTCCCGTGGTTCCAGCATCCTCATTCCAATATTGCCGATCTGATAATCTTGACCATGGACTGTTACTAACCCGAATCGGTCCTTAGTAGTTACGGTGAACAGTGGATCAGTGACTACTTGCCCCACGCTGGCTCCGTAATACTGCATTAGAAAGGTTCTGACCTCTCCGAAATGATTTCCTCCAGCGGTCACGGTTTGGAGTGGCTCTGTAAGTTCTTGACCAGTATTTGTGCCATAAAACTTAGTGAGGAAACTTGTCACAAGGCCATATCTAGGGGAAGTATCAAGAGTCATAATCGGCTTATCCAAGCACTGCCCTCTTGCTTCATGATTTGCGGTCTCTGAGTGATACTGGATCAACGTTGGCGCTACCAAAAAGTTATGGTCCTTTGGTGTAATTGTTGGCAATGGGCTATTAATCGACTGACCGGAGCCGGTGTAACCTCCACCGTAAGCTTGCATGATGAATGGAGTTGGGTTATCCATTACGAACTTCTGAATTCCCCGAGCAATTCTTCGCATTGTATTTTCAACCAAAGGCCTTTTACGTTCGAAGATCGACGGACATGGTAACGACCAGTTGATGATTTCAGCGGCGGTTCTCCATGCTTTTAACCGTCCTGATTTGACTTCTGGGCTCTTAGGATCTCCATGTGTGGGGATTGGCCATGTTATAGGTTGGTTATCGCACCGAGCAATTAGGAAGAAACGTTTGCGTATTGTTGGGGCCCCGTAATCACAGGCCCGAAGCTCTCTGTGTTGTACCTGATAGCCTTGTCGCTTGAGTGCGTTAATGAAGGCTTGGAACGTGTGACCTTTCTTGTCTGGATCCGGCATTCCGTTTTTCAACAGCGGACCCCATGTCTTAAACTCTTCCACGTTCTCCAACATGATCACTCGAGGCCTGACCGTTGCCGCCCATCGAACGGCTACCCATGCTAGACCGCGTATGTTTTTAGCTACAGGCTTACCGCCTTTAGCTTTGCTGAAGTGTTTGCAGTCTGGACTTAACCAAACTAGGGCCACTGGGCGACCATTGGCCGCCTTCCTCGGGTCCACTTCCCACACAGACTCACAATAATGCTCAGTGTCAGGATGGTTCACCTTGTGCATGGCAATTGCGGCAGGATCGTGGTTAATGGCTATATCGACAGAGCGACCAATTGCTAGGGATATACCCGTGCTCGCCCCTCCACCTCCGGCAAAGTTGTCCACTATAATCTCTCTCAGTTGATTCACCTCAATCCTTCATATAGAAGCTACACTCAAACCCGGCTGCCCTCATCGGTAGTCCAGGTGCCCAGCTTATCGGTCTACCCATCACAGTCGTGACGTGCTCCAGCGATCCGGTCCCTATCGGTACATCTAGTACAACTTCGTCATGGACGTGCATTACGGTCACGTAGCCCTCGGCATCGACTCGCGTCATACTCTCAGCCAAACAGTCTCGCGCAATAGCTTGGACAAGATTCTCCACCAATCGGCCTCCATATGTCCGGTGAGACAACCATTGCTTCTTTACCTGGTCCATCCCGTCAAACACTAAACCCTCTTTATTGAACTTTGGCTCGGGCTTGAGCCTTGGGTTGACATATGCTAGGCTCCTACCGCTTGGTAGATCCGCGAATAGCATGCCGGCCTCGTATCGATATTGGACACCATGCGCTACCTTGACCGTCGTTTTTTCGCGAACTGCTGTGACGGCCGCTTCCTCAGCGGCGTACCAGAGCTTGCGGATATTAGGATTTGAGTCCCTCCATTGCTTGACTAATCGCGGGTACTCGTCTGGATCTATCTCGTGTTTTGAGTCCATAACTTCTAGTGCTTTAGGACCGCCACCGAAGCCACACGCTAAAGTTGCTATTTTACCCTTTGCCCTTAGTGCGTAATTCGCATGGCCCTTGACGATCGTCTCAAATGGAACGCCAAACATGTTGGACGCCGTCGCCTCGTAGATCTTGCCATGTCCCTTGAATACGTCTAGAACCCAATCCTCATCGGCTAACCAAGCGATCACCCTCGCCTCGATGGCGCTGAAGTCTGATACGATAAATCGACAGCCATCAGACGGAATGAACGCTGTGCGTATCAGCTGAGACAGTGCAAACGGTGGAGCACCGAATAACATTTCGAGTAGTTCAAAATCTCCACTCCGCAGCATCTCCCGCGCTAACGCCAAGTCCTTAAATTTGTTCTGTGGAAGGTTCTGCACTTGGATGAGTCTCCCGGCCCATCGCCACGTCCTGTTAGCCCCGCAGAACTGGAGCAGTCCTCGCGCCCTCTCATCGGCGCACATGCCACGATCCATGGCGTTGTATTTGTCCACGCTAGTCTTTGACATCTCTTGTCGAAGCTCTAACATTCGGCGGGTCTCATCATCAGGCGCGGCCTCCAGTAAACCCGGCATGTAATCCTTTGAAAGACCGTCAGGCGTGTCCAGACCGTGCTCACCAAGCCACTCCTTGATCTGTGCTAAGCTGTTAGGGTTGTCAAGGCCAGTAAGCTCTTGCGCCTCCTGCACCAGTCTAGTCTCGTAAAGTTCGTCGCAATCAATCGCTTGGTGGAATAACACTGGATCGAGTCGAACTCCGCGATCGTTTATTCTCTGATCGAGTCCCCATAGTTTCCACTCGTGCTCGGGGATCGGGAAGCGTTCAAGCTTACGACGAACTTCGCGTTCGACTACTACGTCTTGAAGGTTATAAGCTTTGTACTCATCCCACTTCGCTGGGTCATGATGTGGATAGTTGCGTGTCCTCTCGCCGTTGGTCTTTGTTGGCTTGCAGGGAACGGAAAAATACTTGATTAAGGCTTTACCCTTGGCATCTTTCTGTGCATCCAGTTTCAGCACTTCCGCTACAGCTGCTAAATGGCCGGGTAACCCTAATGCCAGAGCCCAGACAGATGTACAACGCCACTGGAGCGGATCGCATTCGATACCATACTGCTTGGATATACAAGTTCGTTCAAAGTTGGCGTTGTACGCTGTTTTAGTTACAGACGGATCAGTCAGATCGTGTAATACTTGGTCTGGAATATCCTCGAAGGCTGTGAGGTCAATCACCTGGACCGGATCGTCACCATAGGCGAATCCAAAAAGCAATATTTCGAAATCGGGGGCTTCGACGTATCGGTACACACCACACTTGATCAAGTCGGTACTAGAAAAAGTTTCCAAATCGATTTGCAGTATGGTCATACGACATCACCCAATTGGTCAGTGTCCCAGTTTCTAAGGCCGCTCTTTTTAAGTACTCGACGCATTTTTAGTAAGCGCTTAATTTCACGATTGCAGTACAAGATCTTAAAAATCATGTCCGCCCGAATATGCCCATACTGTAGCGTATTTGGATCATTACGGAATCGGCGGTATTCTCGTATCCATTGCACCCGAGCATGGATGCAACTAGTCAGCTCTTCGTATGAGCAACTATCGAATTGTTTTCTCATGGCTTGTATCCTTTCTAACCTTGATAGAAAAGAGGACCCGATACCGAATCCCCTATTTCAATTTTGAGTTAGTTCATGAAATCGTCTTCTCCAAGGTCCTCGTCTGGTATACAGGCCCGTCCGAGCTGGTCTTCTTCCAAATAGCCTTCTAGAGTGTTTAACTGCCCAGTTGTCCCCGTGATCCGATATAGCCTAGTTATTACCACGGGATCCGCCGAAGGAGCTGAATTCCCAGCACTGGGAATTTGAGCAGGTGAAGAGATAACTTCAACTGTTTTAGGGATTTCAACGACTTTGGCTGCAAGTGCTTCTGCCGCTTTCTTTTCCCGTTCCTCTACTTGTTGAGCGTCACAAATTATTACGAATTCGATCTCGGCAACGGATTGGAAGCTTAAAAGTCTTAAATATGGATCAGGCATAAGTACGTTCGTCAGTTTGTATCGGGCATTAGCTAATTCGACCTTTGTCTTAATCAAATCGATGTCCTGGGCTTCTTTATCCTCCTGGACACTAAGAGTGTTTGCGAGTGCAGCCAGCTCGGTTTTGATTGCTTTCAGGTTTTTCCCTTTGTTGTAATACTCTTCCAAAATGACTAGCTGAGCGGCATATTTTTCAGACAGGAGATGATCTGCGATCAAGGTGTCAATCACTCTTTGTATCTCCACACGCTTAAGCTCTCTACGATCAAGTTCGAATTGATCATTTTGGATCGTCAGCGGGCTAATGACGGTTTCAAACTTATCATGCAGCTTTTTACATTGCTTCTCGAAGTCCGTCACTGATTCGGTGAGTTCCTTTTTAGTTTTTATCCGGAAGTCACTTAAAGCCTTTTGTCCTTTTCGCAACTCGGCGATTGTCTTTTTACATTCTGCAGCGTCGCTATCGGTAAAGGTTAATCCCTGATATTTGACTAAAACTGCGTCGAGGTTTGCTTCCATCTCTTCATAGTTAAATTTGACAACTGCGGGCGTCGTCTCAATGATTCTTAAGGCTACGCTTTTCGGTAAGTTTGTTGGTTGATTACTCACTTCTATTAACTCCCTCTCACTCTTGATAGGATGGGGCCCACTAATGAACCCCTTTTTTCACAATTAGCTCATGAAATCGTCGTCAGCTACGTCCGTCTCAAATTCTTCGCCGGCGAAGTCGTCATTGACATTCGATCTGCCACCAAGGAAGTCCCCATCTTGTACCTTAACTATGTTGTTAAGTCCAGCAGCCACACCGCGATTGCCTTTTGCATCGAATGGGTAGAAGTTCAAACTGACTTTCGCGTAGCATCCGCTATACACTTCCGTGGTGTCCGTGATCTCTTGGAATTTCGTCTTGCCATCAGCGCCTTTGCCGATTGGCTTGGCAATGCCAGGCTTATTTTTACTGGAAGCGTTGAGGAAATAATGTCCAGCGTAGGTTTCGTCATCCGGTCGTTCTTCGTCGCCATCACGAAGCGGAGTTTTGCAGTTCGCAGGAACCTTGCCGTTAGGCCATTTACTCTTGCCGAGTTCTTTGGCCGCGTCGGTGGCGTCCTTGATCTTCTGGAGTGTCACCTTGTCTGTCTTAGGAATGAGAATCGCTGTGCTATACTTTTCATCCCCGCCGTCAACACTTGCTGGCTCAAAAACGTGTGCATAGGATAGACGTACCTTACCCGTGATTACCTTAGTTGCGTTGTTGTCAATTGCCATTATTAATCAATCCTCCATATCCATATTTTGAAAATCTGCTTCAACACTGTTAAACTCTGCGCGTGGATCTGTTTCTGGTACAAGCGTAGCCTTACCTGGAGGCTTCACTATCCATGATCCCAATAGTTCCACAAATTCTTTCTTACCTAGTCGCTTCTCAAGCTCTCCGATACCAAGCAGTTCTTCAGGTTTTAGGAATTTATCCGTTCCAAGCTCAGTCGCTTTGAGTGCCTTGATTGCCGCGTCCTTGTCTGAGATTGATCGGTTGCTACGTCCTTCGACTAGCTTCCATTGCGGGATAGGGTGGCCTTTCAGGGATTGTTGTTGGGCAAAATCCTCGATATCTTTAGCCCACGCCTTGAGTTGTTCGGTGATAAATAGAATCGAGCCGATCTCTTCATTGTCCATTAACGCTGGATCCTTAAACTCATGCGCGAGCGCCTTCATGTTTTCGTCAGCTCTTGCCCTGCAGTTACCCTTAAC